CAACAAACGTGTGGACTATTTTTAGACATAACCTAAACTGTGGCCGCATTGAATTTATACTGCTCCCCTGCAAAAAAATCTTACGCTCCATCATCCAACGTTGGCCGCATCCTACTTTACAATTTCCCGGAAAGCACTAGCAAACCAACTTCGTCTATGGCAAGATCATCTTCCCTTCGTGCAACCCTTTTACGCCGTAAAATGTAACAACGATCCCGTTCTTATGAAGTGGATGACGGAACTTCATCCGAACCTTGGATTTGATTGTGCATCCTACCGTGAAATTGTGGAAGCCCGGCCCCTTGTGCCGTCACATCGCATTCTGTATGCGCAGCCGTGTAAGATTCCTGGAGATATCCAGAAAGCACAGGACGCTGGAATACGGACAACGGTGGTCGACAGCGTGGAGGAAGTGGAAAAGATGGCGGGCTGGAAGGGACAGGCGCTTGTCCGACTTCTGGTGCCCGATGGAGATAGTAAGCAACCGTTTGGGAAAAAGTTTGGTGCGCCGCTGGCATGGGTCCGGCGCATTGCGGAAGCGGCACGTTACCACAAGGTGATGTTGTCGGGCTTCAGCTTTCATGTAGGAAGTGAATGCCAAAATCCCGAGCAATACGTAAACGCACTGGAGGAGTGCAGAAAGGCGATGGATGTGACAAAGGTCTTGGGATTTGGGACGGAAACGATAGATATTGGCGGTGGATTTCTTCCCGAGGCGTCATCCTTTGTAGCGGTTGCGACACGCATCCGTCACGTTCAGCAGTCCTGGGACCCGGCTGTTCATTGGATTGCGGAACCCGGTCGGTTCTTAGCCATGCCAACGCATACGCTGTACACACAGGTAATTGGGAAGAAACCGGTGTGGCCGCCTCCCTTGCTGCCGACAGAGGCCAAGTGGCGTATCACGATTGATGAATCCGTGTACGGCGCATTCTCCAACATTCCCTTCGACCACCAGGCTCCAAAGATAGAACGGGATGCGCCATTCCCCTCTCTGGCAAGCAACGTCAAGCGGCCGACTGTAGTGTTTGGACGCACGTGTGATTCCGGCGATTGTCTTGGCGAGGCCATTCCTTTACCTGAAGTTGCCGTAGGAGATGTGTTGCGTATTCCTGATATGGGGGCGTACACGACGGTAACGGCGAGTGAGTTTAATGGATTTCCAAAACCAAGGCGTGTGTACGAATTGGAATAAATCGCGCAGTCTAAAGATTTGGGTCTATGCACTATGTAGAATGCGTGTCACAAAAACCAAACTTCCAAAGCAAGGAACAACGCAGGAGAACGTTCCTAACGTCATCTCGGATTGTTCCGGTGTAGATGTTCCTATTATAGAAACGACTCCTTGCTGTACATCTATAGATATAACTAGTGCTTCTGCTGCTCCCACAGATTTGTCTGGTTCTTCTGTAGATATATCGGGTGTTTCTGTTGCTGCTCCTGTTGATATATCTGGTGTTTCTGTTGCTGCTCCTACAGATTTGTCTGGTTCCTCTGTGGTTGTAGATATATCTGGTGCTGCTCCCACAGATTTGTCTGGTTCCTCTATACCTGCAGCTCCTTGCTGCGATGTGGCTCCTTGTTGCGTTCCACGAGACGAGGATGTCAGCAAATCTGTGCCTGTAGTCACATCTACTAGCTGCTGTTCCTCTGAATCACCTTCTGCAGAGTGTCCTGAAGTGGGTCTGTCTGGCCCTTCTGGATGCTCAGGACCCTCAGGACCTTCTGGATGCTCAGGACCCTCAGGACCTTCTGGATGCTCAGGACCCTCAGGACCTTCTGGATGCTCAGGACCTTCTGGCCCTTCTGGTGCTTCAGGACCTTCTGGTGCTTCAGGACCTTCTGGCGCTTCAGGACCTTCTGGCGCTTCAGGACCTTCTGGTGCCTCAGGACCTTCAGGACCTTCTGGTGCCTCAGGACCTTCAGGCCCTTCTGGCCCTTCAGGACCATCTAAGAACCTGTGTGCCATTATGTAAATTTTTTGTGCATCCATTATAAGATGAAGAGCAAATCTTCTGTTACAATGGTGGCTGGGATAGCGGTGCTCATCTTTCTTACGGCATATATAGTCTATGCTACGATGAGGCCGACAAAACCAACTATTTCTACGATTCATGTCATCAATATGGACAAGGATGTAGACCGCTGGAAATCAATGAAGGCGGATGGAGACCGTCTCGGTCTGCCGCTCACGCGCTTCCCAGGCGTCAACGGAAAGGAACTAACTCACAAAATGTGTCACAGTGTGGGCATAGGACGTGCCATGCTCCGACCGGATCGCAAAGACAAGGAAGGCAAGAAGCTCGTTAATCTCGGAACAGCCGGTTGCTTCCTCTCACACCGAGGCGTGCTCACACAGTGTTCCCAAATGAATGTGAGCGATTTCGCAGGCCATCTAATCCTAGAAGACGACCTGAACTTACCTGATGATTTCCTACAGCCCGGTGGGCGTTGGGATCAAGCACGACAACATATTCCCGGCGATTACGACATTATTCTTTTCGGCCTCTGGCATCCCCACGGAACTCCCATCACGCCCACCATCATGAAATTGGCAAGTGACCCTACAAAGCGTATCAATCTTGGCACCTATTGTTATGTTGTTCGCCACGGCGCTCTCAAGTCAAAGATTCTCCCTTGGTTACAGTACATGGTGGATGCTTACGATGACCAACTGTCTCTCAAATACGGCGAATGGAACGTGTACGGAATCAACCCAAGAATTGTAGAGCTGAATAATGACGTCAATGCCTCCAGCATTAATGAAATCAATGGCTCCAAAAATTGACACCGATGAGCCAACCGGAGGACACGGCAATGAAACTCGTCATTGTAGAATCGCCTGCAAAATGCGGGAAGATACAAGGATACCTTGGTGCAGACTATCGTGTAGTCGCCACCATGGGACACATTCGGGCACTGGAAGAGACGTTGGAGAGCGTCGGAATTGAACGAGGATGGGAGCCTATCTACAAGGAACTGGCTACGAAAAAGGATGCCATCCTCCGACTCAAATCAGCGGCGAAGGGGGTAGACCAAGTGATTCTCGCGACCGATGATGACCGAGAGGGCGAAGGAATTGCCTGGCACGTCTGCTTTCTCCTCAAACTCAATCCTGCGACGACGTCCCGTATCGTCTTTCACGAAATTACACAACCGGCACTAAGAGCCGCCGTTGCTGCACCGAGACTCTTGGATCTCCATAAAGTGAATGCGCAGCAAGCACGGAGCATGTTGGATTTGCTAGTGGGATTTACGATGAGTCGGGTGCTGTGGGCCCGTGTAGCGCCCAAGCTGAGCGCGGGACGCTGCCAAACACCGGCGCTCAGACTTGTAGCGGAACGAGACCGGCTCGTGGACAATCATACAGCCTCGGCGTTCTGGCGACTAGTGGGCTCCTTTGGCGCAGGGTTGGAGGCGACGGCGGTGCAGGACGTGGCAACAGAACCCGAGGCCATGACAGCGTTGGAAACGGTCAAAGACTTGAGCGCTGCCACTGTCCTCTCCGTCAAGGAAACGGTCAGTGTGAGCAACCCACCGAAACCGCTTATTACCTCCACCTTGCAACAAGAGGCGTCATCCCTACACGGACTGGCGCCGAAAACCACCATGATGGCGGCGCAGAAACTGTATGAAGCGGGGCATATCACCTATATGCGTACAGACCAAGCAGTGCTGTCTGCAGAGGCGAAGACTGCGATTCGTGCATGGGTAACGGCGAACCACGGCGCCTCCTATTTGGGGGCGGAAACCGCTTCTGCTGTCACAAAAACCGCTGCTCCAGGAGCTGTCGCTGCACAAGCGGCGCATGAAGCGATTAGACCCACACATCCCGAATTACGTACAGTAGACGTGGAAGACCGCACGCAAACCCTCGTGTACAATCTCATCTGGCGACGAGCGACACAGAGTCAAATGGCGCCCTGCTTAACAGATGTGCGAACCGTCACCTTATCTATAAATGCTGACCCTACTCGTATATACAAAACCGAACAAACCAAGTCTCACTTTCTCGGCTGGAGGGTGTTGGAACCTCAGGACGCCGACAAGGCACGCAAGGACGAGGCCGACTGGGCCACGTGGAAACCCCTTCTGACCGTAGGCGCCAAGTTAGCCTGGACGACGCTGCGTGCGGATCAGCACTTTACGAAACCCAAGGGGCGGTTTACAGAGGCGAGCCTTATTCAAGAGTTGGAACATGCCGGCATCGGTCGCCCTTCCACCTTTGCCTCGCTTGTCGGCACCATCTTGGAACGAGACTACGTAGAAAAAACGAATGTAGAAGGCACTGTACAAGAAAGCCGACATCTGTCTATAAAGCCCAAACAGTGGCCTCCTACAGTTACAACGGAATCACACAAGGTGGGTGCCGAAAAGAACAAATTGCGTGCGACTGCTTTAGGGCGGTCTGTAGTAGACTTCCTTACGAAAGACTACGACGACCTCTTTGCCTACGGATTTACAGCCCGCATGGAATTAGAACTGGACGAAGTGGCACACGGCACGAAACCGTGGAAATCTGTCCTACAAACGACCTGGGATACCTACAAGACTCGCTACCTAGCTCACATAGAGGGTGCGAGCAGAGCAGGGCGAGAACGAGTGCTCGCTCCTGGCCTCAAGGTGATACAGAGCAAGAAAGGTCCCTTGTACGTACGAGAGCCTACTACTCTTACCGATAAGGCGGCGTTTGCCTCTCTCGGCGCTACTGAAACCTTTGAAACGGCGACAAAGGAACATGCGGAAGCCGCCTTTGCTGCTGTTACTACGAGTCGTGCAGGCACTCTTGTCGGACTTCACGACGGACACGAAGTGCGGAAAAAATCGGGCCCCTACGGATTCTACGTAGAGTGGAACGGGATAAGAGCCTCTGTGACAGCGACAATGTCCTTTGAGGAAATCGTAGCAGCTCTTGTAGCAAAATCAGGTGTTGAAGCCTTTCAGAAAGTAGTAGGAGAGTACACTGTGAAACGGGGTCCCTACGGACTTTACTTCTACAAAACGGGCTTGAAAAAACCCCGTTTTGTATCCCTACCAACCGGGGTTGACCCTGATACAGTGAGTAGTAGTGATCTGTCAGCGCTTTACTCTGCAAAAAAGCGGGTGAAAAATTGAAGTCTGCCTGCTGCAAGAACTTAGGGTCCCCCATCCTTACAATATGACCGATATCCGTTCTTACTACTCTACTGAAGTGCTTACTGAATTGCAGACCTATGCCGCCAGTAGGCACTTCTCTACTGAAGTGCTCAGCCAACTGCATCGCTACACAACTTGCAGAGGCTGCGGCGAGCTGAGTCCTAACATACGCCTTACTGGCTACTGTCATATGTACTGCTACCGTTCCTGCTGGCTACTAGAACTAGAAAAGAATATAGAGAACGGTTTTCCTTGCGATTGCTATGGAAAGCTACGCTGTGCATACTGTGATTAAGACCCGTTCCATTTTTTACAGGCAGGCCCCTACTCCTTAGTAGGGACGATGTTGGAAAAATTGAAGCCGTGTGTGCCCCTGTGTCAAACAGTCCCCACAACAATCTTACTTCCTACAATCTTACTTCCTACTTGCTACAATGAATTCTTACTTCACGTCCCGAGTTCTCGTTGAACTCCTACTAAAAATATATAAGAAGACTACCCGTAAGGTAGTCGCCCCCTACATGACACACTCGGAATACTACGACTACTTGGATAAACTGGAGCGAGGCGAATTTGGGCCTACATCTGATGAGCTGACTGCGATGGACCGTATGGTCCGAGAGTGTCGTGCAGAGGATGGTAAGGAAACGCGCAACACGATACACAATGCTAGCATCTGCTTGACTGACTCTGCGGTCTACGATGGCAACGTGCCCTTCCGCCCTAAGAAGCTACGAAGCCGTAAGGAGATATGGGAAAACTTCCCAGTCTGCGTAGTTCCGATTGGTACGGACTCTGCTGGCGCTGAGCGACATGCTATCTCCTGGCACTTCAAGAACCTACGAGACTGGCGCACAGATCCCGTGTCTCGCAGTGAGGGTGGCCGTGGTCCTAATAGTGGTGAAGAATATGCTGACTATCAGGCTACACAGGAGTATTTCCTACTAGAGACGCTCAAGCGTAGTAAGAAATGGGTAGTACAGGAGCCTGAGACAGCAGACCAGATTTGTGTCATACGCATGGTCTTTACACCTGACACCAGTATCCCTGTCTCTACTAGCATTGTAGAGAGCAAGGAGGCTGAACATGTCACAATAGACGTCGCTCCTCCTAGACCCCTGCTCCCTAGTCTTCGTAGGCTCAATGATATCAAGGCGAATTACCCTGTCGTGTGGAAACGACTAGAGGGCGCGCCTCGTGAGTCCTACGCGCTAGAGTTTCACCGAGGGTCTCTTAAGAACCGCGGCCTGGACGCTGCGACGGTGAAGCCAGTACTACTAAGTGCGCTACAGGCTTCTCCCTCGTGGCGTGTACTGGGGTCACGTGAGTCCTCGGATATCTGTATACTAGAAATGGCCTAGATGCCTATAAATAAAACTATATAATACTACAAAACACTATTTAAAACACTACAAAATATTAGAAACAAACCAAAAAAACCAAACATCCATTTTTTTTGGGTGTGCTGCCACACCCAAACATCCATTTTTTTTTGGGTGTGCTGCCACACCCAAACATCCATTTTTTTGGGTGTGCTGCCACACAAAAAATTGAGCGACCCCCTCGTTTCCTTCCCTTCCATCACACAATGGCTCTTCGTCGTATTGAAAAGGAACTAAAGGATTTGGAAAAGGACCCCCCCGCCGGCTGCAGTGCTGGCCCCGTCGGCGAAGATCTCTTTCACTGGGAAGGCTCTATCTTTGGACCCAGTAGTAGCCCCTTTCAAGGAGGCGTCTTCAAGGTACAAATACGCTTTCCCTCTGAATACCCCTTCAAGCCCCCTCATATACAATTTACGACAAAGATCTATCATCCCAACATCAGTCCCTCAGGTGCTATATGCCTTGATATCCTCAAGGGGCAGTGGAGCCCTGCATTGACAATTAGTAAGGTTTTGTTAAGCATCCTATCGCTCCTTGATGACCCCAATCCCAACGATCCTCTTGTACCTGATATCGCACATCAGTACAAGAATAGCAAATCCGAATACGAAGCGACGGCTCGCTCCTATACGATTGCGCATGCTATGGACCTCTCGGATGAGGACGGCGAGGAAGAATAATGCGACGGCAAGTGCAACAACGAGCTTACATTTTTCTCAGTTGTATCCGAGCGTGAAAGAGTACAGTCGCAACGTGCTAGTATTAGGTTCTATACAAACCGCCAATACTTGCGGCGACACAGTTGTTAGACTTGTGGAGATTTCTACAAATTCGGGATCACCTCCCACACTTGTGACGAGGGCTTGTGCAGTGCTTGTTGGTAGGCATATGTCCACACTGTATTGATCGCCTAGAGTACCTGCAAACACCATATTCATGTAATTGATGGGAGCGTTTGGACGTTGTACACTAAATCCTACAGTTGTCTGTGTGCTGATCCAAATACCCGGTTGAAATTGGCCATTCACGTCAATGTAGTTGTACTGCCACGTGGTCGTGTCGGTGTACCCCTGACCGTAAGGCACGCCATTAAGCGTGCTCACGCTGAGTGTGGACGCTGTTGCAGAATCCTGCACTTGCAACGTGCTTGTAAGCAGGGTAGACGCCTCCAACAAATCCGTCACTTGCAGCGTGCTTGTAAGCAGGGTAGATGCCGTTAAGGAATCTGTGACTTGCAAGGTGCTCGTAAGCAGGGTGGAAGCGGTGAGAGAATCCGTCACTTGGAGTGTGCTTGTAAACAGAGTAGACGCCGTTAAGGAATCTGTGACTTGCAGGGTGCTTGTAAGCAGCGTAGATGCTTCCAACAAATCCGATACTTGCAGTGTGCTCGCAATCAGGGTGGAGGCGGTAAGAGAATCTGTCACTCGCAACGTACTCGTAAGTAGTGTAGATGCCTCAAACAAATCCGATACTTGTAGCGTGCTTGTGAGCAGGGTGGAGGCGGTAAGAGAATCTGTCACTTGTAGCGTGCTTGTAAGAATGGTAGATACCTCTAACAAATTGGTGACTTGTATCGTACTTGTCAGAATGGTAGATGCCTCCAACTGAGATCCGCCCCCTCCTCCACCAGGTCCTGTAGGTCCTGTGGCGCCTGTATTTGTTAGTCCTATTGGCCCCGTGGGTCCAGTCAGTCCGGTGCGACCCTCTATACCAGTAGGCCCTGTGGCGCCTGTATTCGTCGCTGTGCCTGCGACTCCCTGCGATCCTGTAGGTCCCGTGGGCCCAGTTGGGCCGTCAACGCCAGTAGGTCCCGTCGCTCCTGTGTTTGTTGCTGTTCCAGCGAGTCCTTGTTGCCCTGTGGGTCCTGGGGCTCCTGTCACACCATCAACGCCAGCAGGTCCCGTTGCTCCTGTATTTGTTGCTGTTCCAGCGGGGCCTGGTTCTCCTGTAGGACCCGTAATTCCAGTAGGCCCCTCTAGGGGAAGCGATGTCGCATAGATATTCACCTGATTGAATGTATATTGTAATCCAGGCGTATTCACAGTTTTCATACCGATATATAACGACTCGGATGACTCACCGAGTGAGATGGGGGTTGTCAAACTGTAATAAGGACCTGTGGCGGGACGCACCAGTGTAAACCTAACATTCGTTCCGTCGTAGAACTGTTGAAGCACATCCCCTGCAGCAAACGTCTGGCCGACTAGGGTAACAGGTGCCCCACCGCCTGTTGGAGTGTAATAAAACACAATCGTTGTTCCCGCCACAACTCCCCAATAATTGTTGCCTCCTACACGGATGTAGTTGAAATCACTTGGCACAAAACGAGGCAAAGATGTTTCCAGGAACACACCCGTGGTCGTTAGATCAAACTGTTCCGCAGATTCTACAATATCTAATACATTATCGTGCAGCAATACTGTCGTCGGTCCCAGCACCGTTGCGTTTCCACTCGGCAGAAAAGGCGTCCAAACACCGGATCCAGTCGCACCCGTGTTGGTGGCTGTTCCAGCCGCTCCAACAGGGCCTGTCATGCCCGTCGGGCCGGTGGGTCCTGTTGCACCGGTTCTTGTCGCCAAGCCGGGGCATCCCGTGGGCCCAGTATTACCTATAGGTCCTGTCGCACCAGTTAAGGAAGAGGTTCCAGGAGCACCTGTGCTCCCTTGTGGCCCTGTGGCACCCGTGTTTGTTGCCGTTCCTGCTGCTCCTACAGCTCCTGTGGGTCCTACAGCTCCCGTGGGGCCTGTTACACCCGTGGCTCCTGTCTGTCCCGTGTCGCCTGGAAGACCCTGTTGCCCTTGCGCCCCTCTCGGTCCAGTCGGCCCTTGCAAATTAGAACTGTATAAGATGCAAAAACTGCTGAAACTGGAAACATTCGGCGTAATTATTGTATTACTCGCAAATATCACGCGGCTGACGTAGGTGTCATACAAATTGACAAACCCTCGGCCATCCGTTACTTCCGCGGTTGTGACATAATTCGTATAGTTACTTGTAAGCAATATAGTGGAAAATACACCCGTACGAGTACTTGTTGTAGAAAATACAATCACATTTCCCAAACAATCATATAAAAGCGGTACATTGCTTTGATTCAAGTAGTTGGAACCTTCATAAAAATATTCAAACACGGCTAATCGTGCTGACAGTGTACTGTATCTCAAACAGTTGGAACCACAATTGGTCGTACACCCGCATCCACCTGGATCGGTTTGATCCGCCAAGGCAAGATTCACTTGGTCGTCAACAGATGACATCGTCCTACCGTTTACATGCAAAATAACCTACCTAGTTACCCGCAGCCCTCTGAATCTATTATACCAAGCCTTTCATGGTACCCTTCGGGTACCATCAAGTGCTTATCACAAAAGTTCAGAAGCTTAGTCATCGTGCATCTTGGGTGCTAGATGAAAGAGGAGTGAACTGCCTTGTCCGTAGTTGAATACAAGACGCATCGGCTGCGTCTCGTCAAATCCCAGACTCACATGAGAACTGACGCCACATTTCAGCATTCCCGTAATATATTTTGTACCAAATGCGACAGGTCTGGCAAGTTCCGCTGTAAATTCCATATCTCGGTCATCGCCAATATTCTCCAACGTCTGTGTCATGGATCCCAGCTCGCTCTTGGCACTGACATGAAAACCGTCGTCATCCATAAAGAAGTTGAGCGAATCGCCGAAGGCGCCCACTTCCTTACATGCAGTGGCGAGATCCGAGGTCTTGGCTTTCAAATTTCCTGCATACGTCGTCTCGGGAATCTCCAGCGCATCTACTGTCAGGTCTAGAAGAGGGGACTCCCCCTTTGTTTTCTTCTTTGTCTTGTCGCTTGTTGCCGCAATAACTAGATGCGTGTCATTGCTTGTAATGACGAGTTGGTCATTAGACCCCATAGAGGCGAGAATGCGGGATAAGGTGCCTAAAGGCACGCCCAGTGTCAACGGAATCGGTACTTTGAGAACGCCGCAATCAGCGGCGGCCAAGAAGTATTTGGCGAATCCTACGTGAGAGGCGTCCATGCCGCTGATTGTAAGTCCCTGCTCATTAATGCAGAGTTGTGCTTCGGGTAGAAAGTCTTTCAGGCTCTCAATGGCCTGACGAAAGAGAGAAGATTCCTTGGGTTGTAATTCCATGGCTGTCCCCACAGCTGGTTGTTTGATTCCCCGTCAATTTTTTGACGGAGGCTGACGGTCTAAGACCCGTACATATATACATATGCAAATGAACGGTATAGTGCAACTGAGAAAGAATGCACTAGTAATGGTCTATGACGAAGATCCTACGATGACCATTCCCTTGCCCAAATTCAGCCCGTTTTTACGGGAGGACCGTGTGCGTCATGTGTCTGGGCGCACGACACTCGTGCACCGAGAGCCGAGCATTGCGACGGCTGTCGTAGAATCCTTTAGTCCCCTGATTCTATACTTTCCTGTACACGGCTCCTCAATGACGGTCACCGATTCCGATATTCCAACGGTCTGCATCACAGATCGGCTTGTTGTGTCCCTGCACTCCGATGGGTCCGTTACACACTTGCGTACATGGCCCTGCAGTCCGCGCACAGATGCTGCATGGATTCGTGCGGCCATTGCGGCAATTCCTACGCGACCTATCCCCGTGACAACGGTGGTTAGACCCTTATACACGCGTGAGAGCATTGTAAATCACACCGACTTGGACACCTTTACGATAGATCCCGCGACCTCGGTAGACTTTGATGACGCCATTTCCGTGGATCTTACGAGCCAAACAGTCTATGTCCACATCGTGGATATTGCACACGCGGCCCTGACCAATGGAGAACAGGCGAAACTCCGCAGCCAATGCTTGACGCTATATCTAGCGAATGAAGCCACAGACCATTTGTTGGATTCGGCGACCGCCTCTAGCACCCTGAGTCTTGTCGTAGGACGACCTCGTTCTGTCATCACAGTCGCGATGAAGACGGAAGAAGGGCGGATTGTGTCCAAAGACATTTACAGGTCCATGATTGTTGTAAAACACCGGTACAATTACGAAGAGGTCGCTGCGCAACTTGAGGCTCATACAGCATCGCCTGCGCTGACATGGCTATCGGCTCTCTCTATAGCACGGTCGGCTCACGTCAATTACAATCTAACACTTCCCTCCTTGCGATTTACAATGAATACTGAAACTGGTGTCCCTACAGCTCTCGTCACTGAATGTACGAATGACGCTGCGCACTCGCTGGTTGCGACAGCCATGATTATGGCGAACCTCGTGGTCAGTCAGCATCTGAGTACTGCATGCCTTGTGCTCCCCAATCGGTTTCACGAAACGCTGCGCGGCATCCCTGTGGCAGAAATGCGTGTCACGGGCGACCCTGTCGTAGATTCCTTTGTACTCGTCAGAAAATTTGCAAGAGCTCGCTACTCGGTGGACGAGCGAGGCCACTTTGGTCTCGGGCTCACCGATTACGTCCACTTTACGTCTCCTATGCGCCGTTATGCCGATGTGCTTGTTCACAATCTGCTCGCTGGAGTTCAGTATTCTGATTTGGAAGCGGAAGTGGACGCAATGAATCGGCAAAGCACGGCTACGCGGGGTCTCCAGCACCTGTATCAAGATTGTAAACGTGCGTCCTGGATTCGTGGTGGCATGGACACCTTGTACGACGTGTCATGCACCGATGTGAAAGCTGTAGGAATTCAATGGTTTCTTCCCGCCTTGTCGCTCAACGGATTTGCACACGTGAGCACCCTGTATCCAAGGCAACGATGGTCATTCCAAGACGACACGCTTGTCGGAGGGTCTCACCGCATTCAGCTCGGTTCCCGTCTTCAAGGCCGAATTACAGAGATTCATCCTGTTACACTAGCTCCTACAGTGGTCCTCACTGCGTTTGATGCCTAAAAAAATGAACCGCGCAGTTGTATATCAGACAAACCATATGTCTATTACACTTCCCTATCCAAAAGGGAGGACCCTTCCACACAGGGTGTTGTCGGCAGATGCCGACGAAATCGCGGAAATTCTGGAAGTCGGCGCCCTTGTTCTAGACGCGGTTCATACAAGGAAGGCCGACACGGAACTCCAAACACGCATTGCCACGCATCACGCCGAGATGTCCGCACTGCAGGACCGGTTTAAACAGGACATTGCAGCCGTGCATGCGAGTGCGATAGATACGCAGAAACGCAGAGATGCCGAGGTGCAGACGCAACTTGCGGCCAAGGACGGGCTAATAAACGCAAAGGACGGCCTACTCGCCGAAATGCGGCAACGCAAGGAGTTCTTAGAGCGAGATATAGATACGCAACTACGAACTGTGCGGGAAGAGGAACGGGCGACATCGGACCGAATTGTGCAAGCCAAGGAAGCGGAACTCCAACGAGTTCTCTCCATGGAACGCGATGTAGAAGCACAGCTTCAGAAAGCCCGTGCCGATGACCGCTCCACGCTAGACCGCATTCTGCAAGCAAAGGAAGCGGAACTCCAACGGGCACTTGGCGAAAAACAGGCAGAGCAAGACCGCATGGAAGCCGAACGTCGATCTTCCAGAGAGGCGTTACAAGCTCTTACAGAACGGTTCCAGGCTCTCACAGAATCGCTAGCAAAGAAACCAGGCAGTATGAAAGAAAAAGGCACCCAGTTTGAAACGGAGGTGATTGCGCATGCGACCACCTATTGGGGATCGGTAGAGGGATTTGCCGTCAAAAACACGGCGACCCGAGGGCACACAGGCGATGTTTGGGTGGACGTAGGGACTGGCGAGACCAAACTAACAATTCTCTTGGAGTGTAAGGATTACACGGGGACGCTGCCGACCTCACAAATAGACAAGTTTGAACGCAACGTTAAGGACAATCATGCGATTTGCGTTGGGATTCTACTCGTCCAGGGCGCCAATATTACAGGACATCCGGCAAATGTAGTAGACTTTGCCATCCTAGAGGGAAAGCTACATTTATACGTTTCACACTTTGAGGCCTGGGACCCCTGCTCCCTCTTTCAGACCCTGATTGGCTGGATTCGCTTTCATGCGCTCACGGAGAAACCGTCCACGGATATGGAAGACAAGGCGGAAGCGGTTCGGATCGTTACGAAACTGGTGGAAGAGGCCCAGGAATACAAACGCCAATTGACAACGCATCTGCAGCACATGAACGATTTCCGTCTCTTTACGGAAGGACATGCGAAAGATACGCTCATCAAGGTGCAAACCGCCTTGGCGGCGTTACAGCACGGCGCCGACACGAATGTGGTCACAGACTCGTGCCTGTTTCAAGATGTGACGGGCATTCCGTCCAAACTGAAATGGATTGAAGCGATTCAATTCGTCAGCGTAGAAGGGCCTGGTTCCATACAGTTGAAGGACCTTGCCAAACGTGTTGCCGAGCACACAGGGAAGAAGGAAGATACAGTCAAAGACCAGCTGGAAGCCGTTCTGAAAGGCTCTGTAATTATAAGACGAAAAGGTCTCCCCACTCTTGTACAGGGACTCGTGCTGAAATCGGTCTAAGCCCATCCTAGAGATATATCTGTATGGAATCAGCAGCGCCATCAAAACCAGCAAAACCAGTCGTAGGAACCTGTGAGCGATGCGGAAAGGTGTATTATGACCGCAGTTACTACAAAGACCATCTTGCTCGCACACGACTATGCTCTCCTGATGATAAGGCACCTAAGAAACGGGAACGACCGGTGCTTCCTCCCTTTGTGGTGGAATGGGAAGCGGAAGTGCCAAAACACATTATAAGTCCTGCACCAGTAAAACCTTATAGTCGTGGCAAGGAGACGGTGCATGTGCCAATAGATGCAGCCACCATGTTTCAAAACTGCGTTGTTCCGTCGGACGCCGACTGTGTACTAGATCCTTTTTCCAACAGTCCTCATCGGCACGACGATGTTGCACAATTTGCCGAGCGCTTTGGAAAACCGCCGTTGTTCGCCTTGCACGCCGACCCTATTAAGAACCCACCAACCTACGGCAATGCCTGGATTGTAGCCCGACCTCCTCTTGGTTTACGACGCACCTTTGAAGATCGGTCGGCCTTTGAACTGTACGGAGCCACCGATTTGTACAAATGCTTTCTCGCCTCATTCTTACAGCAACCAACAGTGCGTGGCGGCTTCCTCATTCTCCCGCTGTCGTTTTTTGTTGTAGGTGAAGATGTACAGAAATCCCTCTTTCTTAGCCGCTATCTTGTTACATCCGTCAATCTGTGGCAGAATGCAGCAGGACGTGAAAAACCCCTTGCGGCCATTGCCTTTGAACGCAGTGCCACAATGCTTACGAGGCAAACGATTCCCTTTACGCAGTTCCCAGAACGAAAACAGCAGGTCTTTACCTTGAGCGCAGCAGATGCGTGGGAATTTAAGGTAGATATTTTACCTCGCAGCGACGTCTGGTTTTCACGCTACGTAGAGGGCGAGACGTTGGCAGAAGGGGCGCAAGTCCTATCCTTGCTCCTTCACACCTTGGATTCGCAAGGAAGTCAGGGGCGCATTCATATAGAGTACAAACGCGGATATGTCTATCCAGGAAAGAAGGATAGTCGTGCGTTATCCACGCTTGTGGCGCACGGACGCCGCTTTTCCGAGGCCGAGCAGCTAGACCTTGCGACTGCGTTCAACTTGTTTCTAGAAGGGGAGCGGGAGCGACTGTGGTCGCTCTTCCTCATGGCCTTTGACGAACGCAATGGGCACGTGCGACAGCGTATTTCGTTTCGTCTGGCGTTTCGGATCTTGGCGCATCTCACGCCCGCACGACTTTTGTTGGAGCACGCGTGATTATCTCTGCCTAAGGTAAGGATGAAACCGTATCACCCACGCAAATACTTTGCAGGTCTTTCCAAGACACGCAAAATAAAACGAGCCGCCGAAATCAAACAATTCGGTGCGCTAGATTGGAAGGACCCCAAGGCCTATGTTGGATTCCAGACGGATAAGGGGGTCCATAAACACATTTCAGTCTAAATTAGATTAAATGTATAATAGTAAGATTCAGCAGAAACAATGATTGAATATGAACAAAAAAGCAAGATTGAACTCATTGCCTTATGTAAAGAAAAAGCTATAAAAGGATACTCAAATAATTCAAAAGAATATGTAATTCAATTACTCAAGAATGAACTTGAGCACAAACTACTAATAAAAAGAAATAACCTACATGATTATCTCACAATAAACAATCCGTCAATTCTTACAAAATATGCAGGAAGCCCGAATGATTTAAAAATAATATCGCATAGCACGATGGCGCATTATACGTGGAAATGTGCGAATTATTCAGACTGCGCCAATACATTTCTGGCTAGACCAAGAGATGTATATAGAAATGACTCAAAATCACCTACCCAGCATTGTTCCTTGTGTAGAAATAAAGATAGTGGACTAATACGTAAAAGAAATATGCTGGAGAAGAATGGGTCAATACAATCAAAGATGCCAGAGATTGCACATGTTTGGTGCGAAGATAATAAGTTAAAACCGAATGAAGTGACTGATTACTCACACGAAAGGGTAAAATTAAAATGCCCTAACAAGTCAGCAAAACATCCTGATTACGAAATACTTGTGTATAATATTCAAAAGAGCAATTGCTACAGTTGTTCCAAATGTTCAGTAAAAACAAGTAAAGCAGAGATGAGAATTTATTCTGAATTGAAATTTACATTTAAAGATGTAAAGTGGCAACAAAAAATAGAAGACAGAGAAGCAGATGTAACCATTGAAGATTTAAAATTAGTTATTGAAATAGATGGATTCCCTTGGCATAAGGATAAATCTGAAAAAGATTTGGCAAAAAATAAGATATTTGAAAAAAATGGGTACACTGTATTAAGAATACGAGACACAAAACTTGGAAAATTATCATGTGATACCATTGTCTGCGATGTTTCTGAATTGTCAATAGCAGATTATAATAAAATTATAGAATGGATAAAAATAAAGTTTAAATATGATATACAAACAATTGATGCATGGAAAAATACAGACCATTATCGGGAGATACAAGCAAGTGTTTTAACTATTCCATATGACACTTCTGTGGAACATCTATATCCTGAATCAATTGTGTTATGGGATTATCAAAAAAATCATCCCTTTATACCTTCCAGTTTTACACCAGGGTCTCATATGGAAGTGTGGATAAAATGTAAAAGTGGCCATTCGTACAAACGACCTGTGCACAATATATTTAGAACGACTAAGAATAAGAAAAGACATGTATTAAATTGTCCAGAATGCATCAAACCAAAATCAAATAAAAGAATAATTCAAATTAACAATATCACATACAAAAGCATAGCAGAGTGTTGTAGGCGAAAAAATATTGTGAAGAATAGATTGTATATAAAAATGGAAGAAAAAGGAATAGATTATAGCATAATTGATGAAGTTCAAAAATTTATTGAAGTGCATTTGGATAGTTTGACAAAAAAATAGTCATTACAAATTATTTTTTGAAAACCATTTTTTAGCCGATGCCGATTCTGCAATCGCTCTTCGGGCAATATCCGCATCTGCTGTATAATACGTCTTCCCCTTCAATAATAGCGAATGAACTCTAGCATATCCCCACGCTCCTTGTGATGCACCGGGCCGATGGCCCGTTCTCCAAGCTGAAAGTGCCCTCGCATAGCACTCTTTCAAGTACCGAAGAGGCACTCCCGTAGCTTTTGATTTTTCTTCTAAAGATTTTGCATCGGGAAAGAGTTTCCGAAATCGCTGTGTATAGGAAGAAGGTTTCACCTTGATGCCCTCATCCGTCTTAAACCCCACATAAGCCTTCGGGTCCTTCCAACTCATCGCTCCAAACTTCTCAATCTCTTTTCGTCGTTGTAGTGCAACCTTCCTCGTCAATCCTCTGTAATATTTGTGCGGCAACAGTTTTCGGGTAGCACGAACCATGTCCTTACTCGATCTTATAAATTAATATGTGGGCATGCCTAAATTGTCTCTGCGCGCAAATGGTGGTCGTCCGTGTGTCCAAAAAAATGAGGGGAGTTGCATGCGGCAATAGATGCAACAAGACATGGACTCTGTGCGCACTCTCATCAAACAATCGGTTCAAGGAACAGTTTATTACATTGATTCCCCGACAGGAAAGGTCTACACGTATTCGGAAAAGGCTGGTCACGAACCCACCTACATCGGCCAGTTGGAGAAACTCGGCGAGTCCGAAAAGCACTTGATTTCCAAGACCAATGGCTGTTTGTCCGACGCCCGCGTCCGCTACCGTCCCGATGTGAAAGACGTCATGCGACGACTCCGCTCTGCTACGCATTCTTGAGGATGCTCATAAACTCCACCTGATTCGCAGCAAAGCAAACCGCGTCCTTCCCCCGATTGTAGGCCATAAACTCTTCGTTCGATGGAAAAATATACTTGTAACAGTGAGCACTATTGTACGTGCTGACATTGACATATACCGTAATATCCGTTTGTTGCTGCGTATAGGCAGAGGCGGGAATCGCTGATGGTTGAGGAATGCAGACCGAGGGGGTCATGGAAAAGAACGGTGCTGGAACTACCACTGGAACGCTGGGCATTACCCTTGTAGAAATGGAGGCAAAGGTGGAGGCTGGCAGATTCGTATAAAAATTTATATGCAACATTTGTCCTGCTGCATAATCTTTTTGTTCGGAAGCGTTTAGAAACTGCCAATAGGTAGTACTTCGATCCCCCACTTGCAATTTTTGATAGACAATGTCATTGTAATTTTCAATTCGTTCAAACGTATCCCACTGTCGTGTTAACGACAGTGTTTCCATTCTTGACCTATATTTTATATTGCTGAGATTGACGGGATATTGTGTTCGTTTGGGTGTAAGAGACATTCTATATCTAATCGGGAGTTCTGATTTAGGCTAACGGTCTACCATTCATCATCGTTTGGTACACCCATGTCTTCTACAGGCGGCGCCATCTCCTCTTCCTCATGATATCCGTAGTCACTGGGATTGTATCCCCCTGTAGGTCTAGCAAAGGCATTTTCTTCGTAAATACCACTGTATCCCTGGTCCACTTCCTCTTCTTCTTCGTAATGACCTACAGCAGCAGAATTGCCCCGTGTTCCAATTTGGATATAGCGATTGTCACGCTCTTCACGCTCCTTTCGCTCTTGCTCCCGCAGTCGTTCTCGTTCCGCAATCTCGGCGTCTATGGCGTCTTGCTCCACACGCTTCTTCATGATATCCGCAAAGGTGGGCTTCTTATTCTCAGATTTTACGACTGGCTCCGTCTTTGCAGCACTATTTTTGCTAGGCAACGCTGGAAACATGTCTGCAGTCGGTAAGAGCTTGACATCTGCAGGTTTTCCGTTCTTTGGTACGTAGGCGGCTTGCGCGGCGGCGCTCAACTTTGGCGCTTTTTCAAAGGTAGGCTTGGCGACAGGGGCCGTCACTTCCGTTGTTACCGTCACAGCGGATGTCGGCACGATGCGTGCAGTTGCAGTAGTCGGAGTCGCAGCAGCAGGCTCAGAAGTAGAACGAAAGGCCGCCGCTCGTTCAGCAAACGAGAGGCCGCCACCAGCGCCAAATGCTCGTGTAGGAGGACTAGATTGTGTACGAAACGGTGCAGAGTTCATTTTGTAAGAAAGGAAAGACTGTCCCAACACTCTCTCCTCTCCTCGTCTTCAATTTTTTGCAATCGCTACGAGTCATCAAACATGAGTTTCCCATAGCCATCCCGCGCTTCCAGAACATTCCACGATTCGGCGTAGACTAGGGCCATGCCGCCCCGGTCCGACGGCAGCCTCGGATCTATGACAGGATTCGGCTGCACCGTCACATATAAAATGGGCTTCGTCGCTCGTGTAAAGGATACGGTGCCAGATGGGGTAGCACCGTCCATGCCACCGAAACTCAGCGTGTAAATCTCCAACGGTATTCCATTGCGAATGGGCATACGAATCTCCTTCCAATATGCCGTTACTTCTCGGAAGACCGCTACATCCCAGGCCTTGATGCGATCTATATTGGCGATATTTAGACGCATCGTTTGTACCATCGGCGA